AGTGAATTAAAGAAAATTCTTCTTGGAGGAAATAATGACTAAGAAAAAAATTGCATATATTGGAGCAGGAATAGTAGCATTAGTACTTGGGTACTTCAATTATTTTGGTTCTGATAAAGAGACAGGAGATATAAGAAAATTGATTGAAACTATCAATGCTGTCTATGAAAATGATGATATTCGTATAGAAGCTGAAAAAGAAATAGACTACATAGATGAAAAAGAAAGTAAGTTTGAAAAGGCAAAGGCCTTTATTCAAGGAATGCTTTTAAGTGGAGATAATGCCTTTCTTGATAAGGATAGAAACTTAACTTTAGATTCTAATATTCTAGGAAAAAGTGCTAATGGTTGGGAAATTAAGGCATCTCAATTAAAGTATAACAAAGAAACACAAGAGTTGGAATCAGTTAAACCTATGTATGCTAAAAATGAAGAAAAGGGTATAGAGGTACTAGGAAATAAATTTAAAACAAATGTTTCTATGGATAATATAACTTTAGAAGACGGAGTCGTTATAAAGAATAAACTATTTTCTATAGTTGCTGATAAAGCTAACTACAACAATGAAGCTAAGACTATAACATTGGAAGGAAATATTGCCTTATCTAATAAGATAGGAGAAATTGGAGATATCAGTACTCTTACTGATGTAAGAAATCTTCAAGTTGGTGAAGTAGAAAAAGGGAAAGAAATGTCAGGAACATTTTCTAAAGTTTACTTTAATCTAAATGAGAAAAATTTTTATGCAACTGATGGCTTTGATATGAAATATGGAGAAGTTGGATTAAAAGGTAGAGATATAGTTTTGAATGAGACTGATCAAAGTTTTAAGGTTACAGGAGATGTTAAATTTACTTATCAAGACTATGTTTTTGATGTAAATTATATAGAAAAAGAAGCTAATAGTGATACAATCAATGTATATGGACAAATTAAAGGTGGAAATCCTGAATATTCTGTTCTAGCAGATAAAGCTGAATATAATATAAATGATAAGAAATTTAAGATTTTAGGTAATGTAGTTGTAACTTCAACAAAGGGTGAAAACCTTAAAGCAGATACTTTTGTATATTCTAGTGAAACTAAAGAAGCAGATATATATGGAAATAAAATTTTATATACATCTCCAACAAATAATTTAGAAGCGGAATATATCCACTATAATTCTGAAACTAAAGATGTTACTACTGATAAGCCTTTTGATTCTTGGAATGATAAAGGTGAAGGAATAAAAGGAACAAGCATAGTATATAACTTAGGAACTAAAGATTTCTATTCTAAAGAAGAAATTACAGTAAAAAGTAAGGACTATGGTTTAACAACAAAAAATGTAACATATAAAGAAGAAACAGGTATTTTATCAGCACCTGAACCTTATGTTATAAAATCTAAAGATGAAAGTTCTGTGATAAATGGAAATAGTATCACTTACAATAAAAAGACTGGAGAGCTTACAAGTCCAGGAGATATTGTAATGAACAACAAGGGTACTATTATGAAAGGACATGACTTAGTTTTCAATAATATAACAGGAGTAGGAAAACTTCAAGGACCTATACCTTTTGAAAATAAAGAAGATAAAATGTCAGGAACTGCTAAAGAAATAATAATCAAAAGAGGCGAATATGTTGATTTAATGGGACCTGTTAGAGTTAAACAAGATACTACAAATATGGTAGTTGACAAGGCTAGATATTCATATAAAGATGAGCTAGTTCATGTAAATACACCAGTTAAATTTGATGATCCAGTTAGATCTATGGTTGGTTCTGTAAGCTCAGCAACATATAGTCCAAAAGATGGAATATTAAGAGGTTCTGATTTCAATATGAGAGAACCTAATAGAACAGCTAAGGCTCAAAATATAGTTCTTTACAATAAAGAAAATAGAAGATTAGAATTACTAGGAAATGCTTACTTAAGTTCAGGAGCAGATAGCATAACTGGACCAAAAATAGTATATTACTTAGATACTAAAGATGCAGAAACTCCAACTAATAGTGTAATAAAATACGATCAATACACTATAAAATCTAGTTATGGAAAAGTAAATAAAGAAAGTGGAGAAATTTTTGTAAAAAATGCAGATGTAAAATCTGTTGATGGAAATGAATTCTATTCTAATCAGGCTAAGGGTAATATAAATGATGTTGTTCACTTTACAGGAAATGTAAAAGGTAAATCTAAGCAAAAAGAAGGAGATGTATATTTCTCTGGAGATAAAGCTGATTTATACATGGCTAAGATAGATGATAAATATCAAGCTAAGAAAGTTATAGTAAATACTAAATCTACTTTTACTCAATTAAATAGAAAAATAGTTTCTAACTACATGGAACTAGATTTAATTAAGAAAGAAGTATATGCAAAAGATAAACCTGTATTGACTATAGATGATGGACCAAAAGGAAATACCCTTGTTAAAGCTGATGATGTTACAGGATATATTGATCAAGATCTAATTAAGCTTAATAAAAATGTCTATGTAAAGAATGTAAACGAAAAGAAAGAAGAAGTAGTTTTAACAGCTGATAGAGGAGCTGTGACAAAGAAAATGGCTGATGTATATGATAGAGTTAAGGTTGTTACAAAAGATTCTGTTACAACAGCTAATGAAGGTCATTATGATATGGAAAATAGAAAAATAAGAGCCAAAGGAAATGTCCATGTTGAATATCAAACAGATAAATCAGCAGGAAATGTATTTGATAATATGACATCTACCAATACAAAAAAAACTACAAAAAAATAAGGCTATGATGTCAAAAGGAGATTTGAATGATAACTTTAAGTGCTGATAATCTTGTTAAAGCCTACAAAGGAAGAAAGGTTGTAGACAGGGTTAGTTTAGAGGTAAATAAGGGAGAGATTGTTGGGCTTCTTGGACCTAATGGAGCAGGAAAAACAACAACTTTCTATATGATAACAGGGATAGTAAGACCTGATGATGGAGAAGTTTTATGTGCTGAGGAAGACATAACTAACTTGCCTATGTATAAAAGAGCAGATATGGGAATAGGATATCTTGCACAAGAACCTTCTGTTTTTAGAAACTTAACAGTTGAAGAGAATATAGAAGTGGTTCTTGAAATGAAAGGTATTTCAAAAAAAGAGCAAAGAGAAACAGTACATAGATTACTTGAAGAGTTTAAATTGACTCATGTAAGAGACTCTTTAGGTTATGCTCTGTCTGGTGGAGAAAGAAGAAGAATAGAGATAGCTAGAACAATAGCAAATAATCCAAGCTTTATCTTACTTGATGAACCTTTTGCTGGTGTTGACCCTATAGCTGTTGAAGATATACAAAATATCATAAGACATCTTAAAAAGAGAGGTCTAGGAATATTGATAACAGATCATAATGTAAGAGAAACTTTAAGTATAACAGATAGATCATATGTTATGCAAAAAGGAAAGGTATTAATTGAGGGAACTCCTTATGAAATAGCAAATGATCCATTAGCAAAAAAAGTATATTTAGGAGAAAAATTCAGATTAGACTAAAGGAGATGATTAACAAGGTGGGAAAAAATAGATTATTGATATTTTTTGGTTTATTGTTAATATGTGGAGTACTTTCAAGCACTTCTTTATTCGCTGAAAAAAAAGAATCACACTATAAAGCTGAGGAAAATGTATATTTTTTAATGGGAGATTTTGTAAATGAGTGGGCTAATACTGATTTTAACCCGACAGATGAAAAGTGGAAAAAAGAAGGAGTTTCTTTACCACCTTTAGTATCAAAAGATGAAATAAAAACTTTACTTGAAATAGAGAAGAATGGGAAAGTAGTTCCAGCTACTTCCAAAAATCATGATCCTAAGATGTGTATAGAATATGCTCCATTTGATGGAAATATTTATGTGTTTTATGGAATTTCATCTGAGAAATCTGATACAAAAACTTTAATTGTTTATGCTGATGAGAAAGATGATAAGATTTTTGCTATGACAAGTGTTGGAGGAAGCCCATATGCCTTTGTTGGTGGGTTTTCATTGCCAGAAGAATATCAAAAAAAATGGTTTCATTTAATATCAACTTTAAAAAAGCGTTTTGAAGAATATAAAAAGAATGAACAAAATATAAAAGATAAATAATAAAAGGAGGAGGCTATGTGGAAGAATTCATCTTCCATTATAGATAAAAAAATGTTAACAGGTAACGAAATTAGAGAGAAATTTATTGAATTTTTTATGCAAAAACAGCATAAACATTTTGAAAGTGCATCTTTGATACCAGATGATCCAACTCTACTTTTAACAGTAGCAGGAATGGTACCATTTAAGCCATATTTCTTAGGACAAAAGGAAGCACCTTATCCAAGAGTTACAACTTATCAAAAATGTATAAGAACAAATGACTTAGAAAATGTTGGAAGAACGGCAAGACACCATTCGCCTGCGCCTTAGCTCACGCTATGGCATTGCTGGAAAACAGAAGTGGTGCCACTTGCTACATCATCGCAAACAGCCTCAAGCAGACCAAGGAAAGCTTTGAGTTTCTCAAGTTTAACTACGAGCGTTACAACGACCCTGCAATCAGAATTCGAGACAACAACAACGAGCGAAGTATTACACGCAAGTTCTCAAACGGAAGCATGGAAGTTCATGCCTTGGCAGCTAAAGAGGATAACCTTGACTCATTCAACGGAAACATCCTCATTTTGGACGAAGTCCATGGCTTTAAGAACGCCAAACGCTATACCTTGATGAAGAACGCGCAGAAGGCTTTCCGTAACAAGCTACTGATGGCCATCACCACAGCAGGCGACCTACCAAACGGCTTTCTTGCTAACCGCGTCAAGTACTGCGATAAGGTGCTTAACGGTACCATCGAGGACGATGGATATTTCATCTTCATCTGCGATGCAGATACAGATGACAATGGCGATGTTGATTACACGAGCGAGAAAGCTATCGCTCAAGCTAATCCATCAATCGATGTGACCGTGGACCTTGCTGATTTGATGCGCGACGCACAGTTGGCCCTCAATGATCCACAGACGCGGAATGAGTTCCTTAACAAGTCATTGAACTTGTTCACCAACTCAATGAAAGCCTACTTCGACATCAACGACTTTACAACATCTGACGAGTCCTACAACTGGACTATGGAAGAGTTGGCCAAGCTGCCAATCAATTGGTATGGCGGTGCTGACCTTTCCAAACTCCACGACTTAACGGCCGGTGCTTTGGTCGGAAACTATCAAGGCGTCGACATTGTTATCACGCACGCCTTCTTCCCGTTGGCAGCAGCGCATAAGAAAGCTAATGATGATGGTATTCCATTATTCGGATGGAAGGAAGACGGTTGGCTGACGATGAGCAATACTAAGACGGTGCTCCATGATGATATCGTCAACTGGTTCCTAACCATGAAGAAGAAAGGCTTCAAGATTAAACAAGTCGGGTTCGACCGCAAGTTCGGTCGTGAGTTCTTCAAGAAAATGAAGAAGGCCGGCTTTAAGATGATTGACCAACCTCAATACTTCTACAAGAAGTCTGAAGGCTTCCGTCGTATCGAAATGCAGGCTAAGAACAAGCAGTTGTACTACTGCCATTCAGAAGCCTATGAATATTGTGTCCAAAACGTCCGTGCCATCGAGAAGACCGATGACATGATCCAGTACGAAAAGGTCGAGCAGAATATGCGTATTGACCTATTCGATGCATCCGTCTTTGCGACTGTGCAGATGCTGGAGGACGGTGACAAAAACCAGAACGTTATGTCGTTCTTTAATTAGGAAGGAGGAAATGAATGGGACTATTAGATTTGTTCAGACGCTCTAAGCCAGACGGCAAACCAAGCGTTAGATTAATGTCAACGCAAGACATGCTGACTTATATTGAAAGTGAAGATTATATTCCGCTAAACAAACATCCAGATGTCATTACAGCCGTCGACCGAGTCGCCGATATGGTATCGAACATGACCATTCAATTATGGGAAAATACCGAGAAAGGTGACGTCAGAGTAAGAGATGGCTTATCTCGCAAGCTAGATATCGAGCCATGCCGGAACATGACGAGAAAGAGTTGGCTTTACAAGATTGTTCGAGACCTAATGCTAGACGGTGATGGCAACTCCATTGTCCATATGTCGTTTGATTTAGAGACCAAACTAATCAAAGATTTGATGCCTTTTCCTATGGCAGGCGTCAGTTATGACATAAGTGGTGACAGTTATGTCATTCGCTATAATGGCAATACCTACACCCCAGATGAGGTCATTCACTTCGTAATCAATCCAGACCCAAATTATTTATTCTGGGGAACTGGATATCGAGTCCAACTTCGTGATATCGTTCAAAACCTGCAACAAGCCACTCGCACAAAGCGCGGCTTTATGAAAGAGCGAAACATGCCAAGTCTTATCATGGCAGTCGATGCAGATATAGATGAGTTATCAAGCGATGAAGGACGAGAAAAGATTATAAAAAAATACATGAACAGTCGGAATGCCGGCGATCCGATGATAATACCTGGCAACGCCCTCACTGTCGAGCAGGTCAAGCCATTGACCCTCAAAGACATTGCAATCAATGAGTCGGTCGAAATCGACAAGAAGACTCTTGCAGGTGTCCTTGGCGTCCCTGCATTCTTCCTTGGCGTTGGCGAGTTCAACAAAGAGGAATTTAACAACTGGGTCAATACAAAGGTCATGTCCATGGCCAACACGATTGCACAGACACTGACAAGAGATATCCTTGTCAGCGAGTCGCGTTATTTCAAACTCAATCCACGCTCACTCTACGCCTATAGCATTAATGACCTGGTCACAGCAGGTGGCCAAATGGTCCAACTAAATGCTATGAGAAGAAACGAGTTGCGTGATTGGGTCGGTCTGCCACCTGATGAGGAGATGGATGAGTTGATTATCCTAGAAAACTACCTGCCACAGGATAAGCTAGGCGACC